ATTTCCTAATTTTGTACATTCTAATTCCATATTATATGTTTTTATATTTTTTTGTTGTTATGTATTTGTAAAATTTCTTTAATTTGAAATTAATACGTTTTTTAATTAATTCAATTGGGTAAATTTGTTTAAGAATTTTAAGTCTTATATAAACATCACCAATTTCTTCTATTATTTTTTCAATATTTGTGATAACTTTATTATTTGATTGTGTAAGTTTAATAAGCTGCATTTCATCATCTGCAAGCTTTAACATTTTATCATTAATTAAAGCAATTTCTTTTGTTGCTGCAATATTAGTCTGTTTTAATCCATCAGCTACTGTTGTAAAAACATCTAACAATGCTGATGATTTCTTTTGTAATCTACCTATTCTAGTTCCGAACATAATTCTTCTATTGTTTTAGGTTTGTATTTTATTAATAATATTATCATAATTAAAATCATATTTATTACAGACGTCCTTAATTAAATCAAAATTAGAAAATTCTTTAAAATATTTTAATTCAGCTTCGATTCTATTTTTAGCAGCATCTTCTAAATTATCATAATGTCCTATAAATTTTCGTTTACAATTTAAATCTATATATGCACACCATTTATCTTTACCTTTTTTCCAATAAACACCTTTAATACCTGAAGTATTATCAGTTCTTAATTTTGAATTCATTGCATTTTGAGATCTAGTAGCTAATCTTAAATTTAAAATGGTAGGTGATTATAGTGAAGTATTTATAGGTCACACATCTACTCAGTTTTGGAAATGTGACGAACCGATGAATGCTGCTAATATATGGAATCTTGACACAGGTGGAGGTTGGTTTGGTAAAGTATCTATAATGGATATAGACACTAAAGAATTTTGGCAATCTGATAAAGGAAATGAATTATATCCAGAATTTAAAGGAAGATAATATGAGAAATAAATTAAGAATACCAATTTGTTTAAAACTATTATTTCCAAACCAAACATTATCTAAATTTTTAGGCGATTATCCTCAAGATAAACATTTAAAATGTGGTTATGCTAAAAGAATACATGAAAATTGGGATTTAATTGAAAAAACTTGGTTAGAAAATTCAGATTTAAGATTTGGGCAGTTGTTATGTAATTTAAGATTAATTCCAAGTTTAGAAATTGAAAATCATATTTGGAATGTTGAAGAAGATAATTGGTTAGTAGATAATGGTTATTGTAAAATAGAAGATATTCAGTTTTGAGGAGTTAATTTTTATAAAAATGGTAAACAAAGAAAGAAAACTAAATTTGTTTTATTAAAAGATTTAAAAACAAATCATATTGAAAATATAATTATATTTTTTGGTAAAAATTTAAATCGTATTAATACTAGATATTTAGAATATTTTAATAAAAGAATAAAGAATGGAAAATAAAGTATCTTTAATTGGATATTATGGTAGCGATGAAGTAATAGCTTGTTCTGCATGGACAAGCACTTCTCGTGATCTTACAGATGAAAAAAAAGACAGAATACCTAAATTAATAAACCAGCTTTGGATGGACGGACATGAAACTCCGTTTGAAAAAGGAATGGTTCATTTTCTTATAGATACAGATATTGCTAGTCATATTCATTTACTTAAACATCGAATTAGTTCTATGAATGGTGAATCAGCTAGATATAAAGAACTAAAAGAAGATAAGATATATCTTCCTGAAGACTGGAAAGGAATTCCATTGTTTAACAATATATTCGTCATGTTCATTCTCATCTTTAAATCCTCTTTTAATAGCCATATTTCTATGTCCAAAATGAAGACATCCTATAAATCTAACTTGACTCATTTTTCTATTTTATCAATTATAGATGCTTTCTTAATTATAAGATAAATTATATTATCTCCAAATTTTTCATCTAATAATTTTTTTGTTGGTAATTTACCATCTACTAAATCATTAGTAATATCAGCAATAGATATTTCATGTTTTAGTAAAAATCCATCTAATACTTTTTCACGTATTAATCCACTACGTTGTGAACCAATATCAAAATTATGAAATGGATTATTGTTTCTACGATATTCTTTTGCTTTTACTTTTAATACATTTGAGATTTGTTCACAAACTTCATCTACTACTTCATCAAATCTTTTTTCTGTCATATTATTTAATTCCAATCATTTAATTTTTCTTCTTTTAAAAATTTCATTGCTTTTTCACAATTAAATAAACCATCTATTTGATTTCCAGAATGTGTTCCAGATAATGAATTAAATGGTTTTTTAAAAGTATATCTTGTATCTATTTCTCTTTGAACAGCTCTCCATGTATAACCATATTTAACCCTCAATAATTTAATAAATAACGCTTTAAATTTAGTCATATTTAAAAAATTAAAGCCACTACCTTAATTGATAGCGGCTTTTTTATTATTATTCATTTACAACAATAGTCCACATAGTAATTGTATTACCACTATTAGGATTTCTTGTTTCAACTACTGTAGATACTTCATTTAAAGCTTCTTTTAATATTGGTAATTCATTAATAGAACCAGATGTAGTTGATAAAATTAAAATACCAGCTCTAATATCAACATCTTCACCATCTTGAAAATAACTAATCATATCTTGAACTAAAGCTTTAGTAATATCAGACATTACTTCATCAAGATTAAAATCTTCACCTAATGTAAAGTTTTCTCTATTATTTTGAATATAAGCTTGAAGTTCATTTTTTAAATTACGAATATCATGTTTAAAACCATCAATACCAAATACTTGGGAAACACCACAAGAAATATTTGTATCAGCAATACTTAATTGATTAATTCTTTTTGAATATGTAAATCCTGGAATAAATGTAATATCTATTTGAAAATTAAGATCATCATCATCACTACTTTCATGAATATTTGTAACAATATTAAGTTCTTCTACTTGAGGAATAACTCTAACAGGAGCTGGAGCAGGAACAGGTTCTACTCTACGTGGTTGTCTAGGTGCTCTTTGAGGAACTGCAACTTCTTCTAGTATTTCATCAAATAATGATTTACAATAGTTTTTCTGAACTCCTTTATCATTTACAAGTGAATAACGAGTTTCAGATTCATTTACTACCTCATATTCACTACCTAAAGAGATTGAAATTACATTTCCTAGTTTTTTACATCTAATTTTTTTCATTGTTATATATTTTTGTATTTATTTGTTGTTATATATTTATAAAATTTTCTTAATTTGTGTAACACACGTTCTTTTACAGCATCTTTTGAATACATTTCTTCAAGAACTTTCATTCGTATTTTTACATCACCAATTTCTTCTATTATTTTTTCATCAGACACTAAATCTGGTTTATTTTGTTTTTGCTTTAAAATTAAAGCTAATTCTAATAATTCTTCAATTGTTTTATTTATAGTATATTCTCTATTATTAATATTTAATAAATGGTCATATACTATATTTTTATGTTCTTGTTCCATTTATTTAATATTTTCAAGTGGATAAGACTTTTTAATAAATTCTATATTTTCTTTTGTCCACATAGTTGATAATTCATCAAAATGTGTTTGATACAATCTATCTCTAGCCTCTAAAGCTGCTTCTACATGAAGTTTTGTAAATTCTATTAACATATTAGAAACTTCTTTTTCTTCAACACCTTGATAACCTCCTTCATCATAATACTCTATTGAATAATTTTTTTGAAATTCTTCTGCTGTTGGTATTTTACTCATTATTTATATTTATTATATTCTACAATAGCTTCTGATGAATTTTCACATATTATATAATTATATTTTTTACAATTTTGGACCATTTTATTGAACCAAACTACTTCTTGAGTACTTTCAGTCACAATTACAAAAACATGACCTAATTTGTCACCATTTTGCCTTAAACGACCTACTTTTTGTATAAAGTCTACCTCATTACTATAATAATCTTTTATAATACAAATATCTAAACCCGGTAAGTTTTTACCTTGTTTAAGTTTTTTAAATGAACCTATTGATTTAATTTCATTTTTATTGAGTTTATCAATAATTAAATCATTTTCCTCATCTGTATTATTTGAAGATACTACTTGATTAGGTATAATTCTTTCTAAAGATTCTAATGAATTACCAAATATAATTGTTTTTTCATCAATTCTATTTAATAATATTTTAACAATAGCATCTTTACTTTTTAAATTATATAATAATTTACTTCTTTTTGAAGCAACTTTTTTAATTTCTAAATCTCTACGTATTTCAAAATCAGCAATTAATTCATTTTCTTTTTGTTCTAATACTAAAGTTTCATTAAATTTATTATTAATGTATTTATACGCATCAACTTCAGTTTGCCAAAATGGATTTTTAAGATTACCTGCTTTGACACATTTCATATTAGAATTTAAACGATTTTTAACTACATAGATATTTAATTTACGAGATGTACCATCAATTTGACCATCAGAAGTTGTATATGTAAAACAAATAGGTGCAATTTCATTAATCATGTCAATTTTATTTACCATTGTTTTACCAAAAAACCCAATTAAATCTAAATCTCTTTTTAAACAATAATATTGACCTGCTGATATTGTAGCACTTAATCCAATTATTGCATCATAATCATTATATACATGGAATTTAACATATTCCGGACTTAATTGGTCATGAAATTCGTCACACCCAACTAAACCAAATTTATATTTTCTCCATTTATAAACAGTTTGATAACAATAAAAATTTAATGTATAATCTCTATGTACATCAACATTAAATATTTTATTAAACTTTTCAATTTCAGCTTCTAAATCTTTTTGTCTTTCTGTAGTTTCTGCTAAAAATAAATGAATAATATCTTTTCTATTCTTAGGCATTGTGTATAATGCTTTCAAAAATATAAAGTTTTTACCACTACCAGTAATAGATTCTACAGTTCCTTTTTTTTGTGTTTTATATATCCAATTTTCAATTGCTTTATCTTGAATATTATTTTTTAATTGATTTAATTCCATTTATATTTTTAATAAATAAAGTAGATGACAAGTATGTTCTTATTACTAAGAATGGACCTTGTATGATATATATTCTACAATTTAATGTATAATCGGCTATATTTTATATCAAACCTGCTTATTAGGCTTACGTCTACCTTCCGCCACATCTACTTTATTATTTATTTATTATTTTATAGGACAAGCTCCAGATTCACAGTCTAATATATCAAAATCAGATTCTTTAATCTCAACTGAAGTTATAGGTGTAACATCTTTTACCATTTCATTATAAATTTCTTCTGAAACAGTTTCATAAGGTGCTTGAACAAAACCATGACCGTGATAAAGTAAAAAAGAAACTGTTTTAAAATTATTAGAATAATTTTCAGCTAAATATTTTTTAATATCTTCTAAATCTTCTTTTCTATAATAAACAGTACAACTAACAGAATTATCTGACCAATTTTCTTGTAGCCATTTAACAGTATCTAATTGTTCTTTCCAACTAAAATTAGCAGCAATTGGTGTTTTTTCAGAAACTTTACAAGGAAATTCTACAACCATTGTTGTATGATCTTCAGAACCATCAAAGTTTTTACGATATTCCATTTTATAACCATGTTGTCTACAAACATCTATTAAATTAGAGTTAGAACTAATTCTAATTCTACGAATATAAAATGGTCCAGCTGGATTTGGATGAACACCTGGTACAATTACACCTTCATCTGTTCTTACAACTTTAGGAAGTAATGATAATGTTCCAGAAGGTTTTGATGTTGTTAATTTAATAGAAATAGGAAATCCATTTGCATTTGAATAATAAACATCATATTCTCTTAACCATTCATAAGCTGGTTTTAACCATGATTTTTGTTCTTCAGTACATTGTAATAAACCTGTAACACCAATACCCATTCTCATATTTCTATGTACAATATCTTCAGTATCTTTTAAAGAACATTTAAGTCTTAAACTATGTTTATTTACAATATATGAAATTCTTAAACATTCTAAAAATTCATCATAAGATGTAATATTAGGTAAATACATTTCACTTAAACAACATGTTTCTTTATCTTCTAAACCTTGTTCCGCACATGGGTTAAATATTTGAACATTAGGGTCTTTATAACGTGTATCGCCAGTTCTACCAATACTTCTAGCTAATTTTAAATTAATTAAACCATAAGGTTCGCCTTGTTCGTAAGTTTCCCAAAATTCTTTAGGTAATCTAGTTGTATCATCACATACTACTGAATTATTTGAATTAGATCTCCAATTTGGAATGGGTCCTAAATCCCATCGTTTAGCTCTTAAATAATCAAAATCATCATAATCACCAATTGCAATTTGTGCACTTCTACGAACATTTCCAGATACAACTATTTCTCCAATAATATTCATGATATCTAAACAATTTATAGGTCTAAGTTTTTTATTAGCTCTACTGTTTAAAATTTCATGAATTTGTTGAATTCCTTTATGTAATTCTTCAGGACCTGAAGCTGTACCACCAAATCCTTTAATAGAAGCACCTTTTCCTCTAATAGAATTACAAGAATATGTAAATCCTTCACCACTATAATAATGTGCTTTTAAAACCTTTCCTAATAGTTTTACCCATCCTTCTCTATTATCCGGAACAATAAAATCTACATCATTTGTATCACTTCTTTCAATTACAATAGGTCCTTTTAATTTTGGCATTTGATATACGTTTTCTCTTTGTATATTGAATCCTACACCTGAACCAAGCATAAGCATTTCAAAAGCCCATGTAAAAGGTCGAATTGGTTCACTTACAACTGTTGCTGCACAATTTTGTAATGAAGGTAACCCTAAATTATCAACTGTTTTAGTACCAAGTTGCCACATAAATCTACCTGCAACAGACCATTTAAGATTCATTCTACTTTCAAAATAAAATTGTTTTTCTTTCTCTGTAAAATTAATTCCTAATTGTTCATTACAAGCTTTTATTTCTCTTTTTATAACATCTTCAAATTCTTCTGTTACAGAATTTGGATCATCTTCATTTAAACGTCTTGCATACGTTCTTTTAAATGTTATATATCCTATTTCTCCCCAAGGAGTTTTAATTTCATTTTTTTTATCTAAACTTAAATTCATTAAACTTTATTAAATTATTAATTAATATAAAATTTATTTATGTTTTTAATGTTTTTTAAGTTTGTTTTTATTTTTAATAAATTTTATTAAAAAAGAATCCCTAACAGCACTCCTAGGAAATTACTCCGTGGTCTGTCACCAATAAGGTTCAAGGTTTCTGGTTTGGATTCAAGCTACTATAAACCTTTGTTCACTTTATTTTACTTTAAATTATTAATAATAAATTCTTTATCTTTTTTAGATCTTTTATTTATTATATTTATAATTTCTTTATTTGATAATTTCTTTTTTGGTTTTTCAATATATTCTACATTTGAAGAAGAATCACTCCAGTCTTCTTTCCAATGACTAAATATACCAACATCTTCATCATCATCAATTCTTTTAGTACCCCAAGTTGAACCAAATATTGCCATAATTATTTTCCGCTTGAGCCAAATCCATCATCTCCTCTTGTAGTATCAGACAATTCATCTACTACTTCCAATTCAATTTTAGGAATTGGTTGAATTATTAATTGTGCTATTCTATCTCCTACAGAATAAATCTGAGTATTTGGAATAGCTTTAAATCTACATTTTATAGAACCACGATAATTTTGATCTACAACACCTACAGCATTTGCTAATATTAAACCTGTATTAGATATACTACTTCTAGGATATACTAATCCTACATAACCTTCAGGAATTTCAACTGCTATTTGTGTATCATATTCAATATAACCATGATTACCTTTATCTACAGTTGTTACACTAATAGCTGTTAAATCTAAACCACAATCACCTTCTTTAGAATATGATGGTATTACAGCATTTTCATGTAATTTTTTAATTTTTATATTCATATTAAAACAATGATTTAATAAATTCTTCCCTTGCTGTTATAGCTTCTTTTAACGTTTCACAAGCAGCTATATGAACATTTGTTGTACCTTGATTATATGGATTATACATTCTTAAATGAGATTCAAATTTACCTGTATCTTTTCTAAAATAAATTCCTTTATAACCTGTATTACTTCTATCTGATTTACTATTTGTCATTTAATCTAAATGTTTCATTATCTTTTAAAACTTCTTCTCCTAATTCTGCATTATCATCTAAGATAACTTTATGTTTTGGTGAACTTAATCTTTCTTCTAATTGTTGTTTGAGTTTTTTATCTTTATATAATATTTGTTTAATTTTTAAAATCAGATTAATTCCTGCAGGTATTTTACCATACATTTCTGTCCAAAAATTTAATATTAATTTTTTAGCATCTTCCCCGAATTTTGAATATTGACCATTTAATAAATAATAATATTCTGGTAAATATTCTTCTGGAAATTTAAACACATAAATTACTTCATTATCAATATCAATTGTTTTGACAAAATATTGATTATCTATTAAACGATGTTCATAAGCTGTAAATTCAGGATTTTTAAAACTAAATTCATGTCTTATAAATATACATTCATTAAATTCATTATTTTCATCAAACATATAAGTATTTTCAAGATAATTAATAAATTTCTTTTCAATACCTACAACTTCTGATATTAATGGTAAAAGATATGTTTTAGATGCATTATATTTATTACTCATACTATACTTCTATAAAATTATCTTTAAGTTCAACAACTCCATTATTATCTACAATATATTTTGGAGTAATATATTCTTTATTTTTCCAACACCAATATATCTCATCTAATAATTCATCTATACCTCTATATCGATATTTACCAATATTAAAACCTTTATACGCAGCTTGAACCCATTTATCTGTCATTATAAACAATAAAGGTGTTTTATCTGATTTAGATATATATAAAAATTTAAAAGGTTCTAATGTATAACCTTCAAGTTTTAAAAGTTTACAAATTTCATCAAAAGCTCTTTGGTATAAAGCACCTTGGAAATAATATCTCCATTTAATAAAACTTTCTTCAAATTCAATAGCATTATTTTTACCAGTTTTTAAATCAATTAATTGAACTGTTTTATTTTTATGGTCAATTGTTAAAATATCTATGATACCTCTAATTTTAAAACCATGATAATCAAATTCAAATTTAACTTGATAATAATTATCTAAATCATTATTTAATATATATTTAGAATATTTATGTTCCTTTAAGATTGTACTTAATTCTAAAGCATCATTATATTCAGATGTTGTAATTATAATTTTACCTGTAGATTCAAACATACATTTTAAATAATTCCAAAATTCAGGTATATCAAAATTAGAATACAATGTTTCTTCTTTTTGACGTTTCCATAAATTATTTTGTTGGATTATATTAAGAACTTCTTCTCGTGTTGGAATCTCTAAATAATTTTTTATAATTATATCACATAATACACCTAATGTAGCAGTTGGTTTATCACCATCAAACTTATAATATAATTTATTAAATTCATCATTTGATAAAAATAATAAATCATCTACCAATGAACCTAATTTTAAACCGACACCTTCTACACTTTTTTGACGTATTAATGATATTGCTCCATTTCTATCAAAATCTGAAATTTTACTATAAGAAACACTTAAATCAATTATTTCTTCATTATCCAGTACTTTTGATAAGTTGTTTATTTTCTCTCTCTCCTTCTCCATCAATCTCCTCAATTATTAAATCCATTAGATTATCTTCTAATCGATTATAAATATTATTATCTTGTAAATCAAGATAATCTACATTGTTTTCTAGAAACAATCTAGCTGAATTAATTTGATGATTGTTAACATATGATATAAAAGTATCATAATTTTCATCATCAAATAACATTAAAGCTAATTGCTCTATATTTAATAATTTGTTTTTCATTGTTTTATTTTTGTTTTATAAAACCCTAATAAATACACCGGGATTTTCTTTAGAATAACTACTGTACTCTCTATCTATTTCCATTGGAAAAGGTAAGAATACAGTAGTGTCATCATCTTCTATTATATCGTGAGCTGTAAGTAAATCTGCAATAAGCTGATTAGCATTATTAAAATCATATTTATGTTTACTTCCACGTACAAAATGAAATCCTATTTTATAAGGTTTTTCTTTTAAATATTTATCAAAATATTCTCTTGTTTTTTCAAACTCATTTGGTCTATTAACATAACCTCTAATTATTTTTTTACTAGATGAAAAGGATTGTATTCCTAATGCTCTAATATATTTATTAACCGCTGGTGATGAAAATATACCTCTTGATGTTTTAACTTTTGAATTCTTTAAACTAGGTACTGAACCATTTATAAATAAATATTCATCACCATTTAATTCTACAATTTTTACCATTGATTCCATCTATTTCCAAATTAATCGCATTTAACGAGTCGTAGTCAAGTACATGATTTTGTAAAATAGTATGTAATCTAGGGTCAATTAAATCAACAAATGGTTTTCTAACTTCTTCATCACCTATAAAAAGAAATATCATACCTGTAGTAGCATTATTAATAACTTTTAAAACTTCTTTTGAAAAATCAAACCATTTAGTTTTTTGAGATCGTTTAGATCCTTTTAATTGACTTAATGCAGTATTATATAAAAATACACCTTGAGAAATCCAATTATCTAATGTATAATCAATTTTATGTTCTGTTTCTTGATTATAATTATTAACTTTATTTAATAAATTTACTAAATGTTCATCATAATCATTATTATAACTAATTTTATTAGCAAATGCAACACCATTACTTCGATAAGTAATCTCGGGTTTACAATCTATAATACAAACATTGGTTTCTTGTAAATCTAGTTTATTAAATATTGAAAATAAGTCTTTTTTTATAGGATAAATATCTTTATCTTTATATAATTCAAAAATAGAATACATTATATCGGGCATTTGATCACCGTTTATAAATTTATGTAATCTATTATACCAACCATTAGACATTAAATCTCTATAATTTACTTGTAAATTATAATTATAATTTTTATGAAAGTACGTTGTCAGCATCAGATTTTTTGACTATTTATTATAATTCGATCTAAACTATCACTATAAGTACTCCATTTAATAGGACTATCTATTGAAGATCCATTAAAATAAATAGGTACACTTTCTTTCATTTGTTGTACAATACCTTTTCTACGAGGATTGGGTTTTTTTAAAACAATACCAACTTCATTTGAATCTTCATCTATTAAAGAACCACTAGTTTTTTCCATTTTAGATATTACTTTATCATAATATTCTTGAAAATCTACAGGTATTTCTGACTTATCAATGTTAACATTATCAATATTAATTTTTTTTAAATTACTAATGTTTGAAGATTCCCATTTAAGAGTATTAAAAGATTTAATATCATCTTCATTATAGTTGATTTTACCATCTCGGTTAAAATCTTCAGTAATATTTAATCTTCTTTTAAAATAATTATAGTTTTCTTTATGAAAATTATTACAATTACTACCAATATTTCTTTGAATGTGTTCAGACAACCATGTTAGAAAATGACCATTTTTAAGATAACCATCTCTATTTAACAAAATATTTTCAGTATTATTTTTAACATAATCTATTATAAATACATTTAAATATAAAAAGTTTATAATTTTATTAATATCATATGTAGGTGTATGAATTCTAAACTCAATAGTTTGTTTATTTCCAAATATTAGAGGAATTAAATTTGTAAAATAATAACGTGTATTAATATTCCATTTTTGAGTACCATTAGGATCTCTATGATGTGATTTTACATTATTTAAGTCATAATCATAATTTTGCATATCATCACCTTCAGACAGATACCTAAACAAAATATTAAAATTTTTACTAATATTTTTACTATTAATAACAGGATCTAGTTGAAAATTAACTTTTTCAACAGGTAAAGGTTTACTATATTCTTTACGTTTAATACCAAAATTATATTTTTTATATAAAGGAAACATTTGAAATATTTGATTTTGATATACAGACATAAATTTCCAAAAAGCTAAAATAAATTCAGGTGTTCTTGGGATATTACCAATATGTAAATGAGTTGAACAAGTTATGTCATATTCTGTACGTTTTTGTAATTCTTTTACAGAATCAATAATAGCTTGTAAACCTTTTTTACCTTGTAAAGGAATTGTGACATATTCTAAACCTGCTATACTACCATCTCTTAAAGGAATTAATGGTAATTGATTAAGTTTTTTATTTGTTAAAATACCTTTAGTTGTTTCAAATTCTAAACCAAATGTATAATCTTTTAAATAATTACCATACATTTCTACATTTTTACAAATGGTAGGTTTGTAATTTTGTTCATAATTTAAAGTATATTGTTCAGTGATACCTTTTGAATCATAAGGTAAACTTTCTTTATATCTTTTTTCAACTTCTCTTAACATGTTAAGTTCTTTAACTGTTTTTAAAGAAATATGATAAAAAATACCTGTTGATTTACATTCTCTATAATATAAAGGAATTATATCTTCATTAATACAAGTTAAATTTTCTTTATTTTTTAAATAAATTTCAATATTATATAAAGGATTTAATGTGAAATAACCTAAAATAGGATTTTCTTTATTAAAACCAATAATACCTTTAATTAATGTATTATTTTTAAGAGTATATTCTTGTTCAGAATGATTAAATACTATTTTACCTGTATTAAATCTAATATATCTATTATTAATTAAATATATATCTCCTGAATTTTCAACTTTATTATTACCAATTAAATAATATTCACCTTTTATACATCTACAAAAACTTTCAGGATAATTTTGTCCGTTGATTGTTTTTACAATTTTTTCTTCCATTTTATATTATTTTTCATATTGTTCTGATACACAATCAATACTCATTAAATATTCTTTACCTGATTCAATTAATAGTTGAATCTCTTCATTATCTTCATTTTTTAAATTTTCATGAACAATTTGCATTTGACTGTATATAGGTAAAAAATGTTGATCTACAATACTTATTACTTTAGTTTTTTCTTTTTCATTATTATAAAATTCATTTTCTTCTTCTAAATCTTTTTCAGATAAAAAAGGTATAACTGGTCTTTTTGTTAAATCTACTGGTAATTTTTCAGGTAATATTAAACTACAACAATCTAATTTAATAGGTAATTCTATTTGAACTCCATCAGATGTTTTCTCCGAATCTTCTTTATACTCTTCTAATTTATCAATAGATATTAAATTTCCTTGTTCAATATTATAAATATTATTAGAACCAATAGGTGTAAAGTTATTACTATATTTCTGAGCATTATAAATAATATTTTGATTATCTTCAGAATTTTTCTTTAAATTACAAATAGGATATCTAGACATAGTAGATAAATCTTCAATTGTAAAATTTTTAAAACCTGATTTTAATGCTAAATAATCTTCAGCAGTTTCAAGTAAAACACCATTATACATATAATTTAAACTAGGGTGTTGACCTACTATAAAAGGGATAAATAATGTATTATCTATTTTTAATATTTCATCTAATTCATCATCTCCTATAAACCTTTCTTTAAATAAACTAAAATATCTAGAAATAAGATTATACGAAATTTTATCAATTTCTTTAAGTTCTTCAGTTAATTTATAAAAACCAAATCCTTTTATCCAAGTATAAATACCATTTATATGATGACCATTTCTTTTATATCTTAAATTTTCATAATAAATTTTACAAGGAAATTCATTTCTTATTCCACGTTCATTAAATATATTAGTAACAGAAGATTTATTTTTAATTCTACGACGTTGAGATTTAGTAAGGTGGTTAACATTTATATTTTTATTAGTCGTAGAAACATTCGCTCCACCTTTGGAAAAATTTCCACCATAAGCTTTTTTTTGTCCTACATTACTTCTATCTATTTGATGTTCAACGGCACTTTTTACGTTACCATTTTTAATTTCATATAAAATATTATGCTCAAATTCAAAAACATTTTTATCTTTTTCTCCACCAATAAACAATAATGCTTCTTCAATGGAAGATATATATAATGAATTTTTAGATTCTTGATAATAATATAAAGGTCTTTCTTCATATATTAATCCGTTATCACCAACTTCTTTTTTAGAGGCACCATGAAAAGCAAATATTGTATCTGGTTCTCTTAAATCTTGGAATACAAGAGCTGCACCACCTACATATTCTTCTAAAACATTAATATTTCTAGTTTTATATAGTATTTCCAATAAAACTTCAGAATCATTTTTACGTCTATCCCAAACATTATTAGCATTATATATAGAAACTTCAATTTCATATTTTTTAGCTAATTCTTCATAGTCAATTAATGTACCGTTATGACAACCTATAAATTCATAATTTCCGTCTAAATCACCATATCCAAAAGGATGAGCATTATGGATAGTATGTAATCCAACACTACCTTTTCGAGTATGACCAATTACTGCAGGAATACCTTTTGGTTTAGGATAATTTTTATTTATGATAAAATCTTCAAATTTTTTATTTTTGTCAACACCATAATAAATTTCACCATCAACAGCTACTCCACAAGAATCACCACCTCTACTTTCATTAAATAATCCTAATATATTTAATTTATCAGAATTAAATTGTTTCGAGTCTTTTCCAGACCAAGCAATTATACCACACACTATACTGTAGTTTTATTTTTTACTTGCGTAAAGTTAATAATTTGTTCAGCTAATTCTAAATCATTATTAGTGATCGCTTCTTTAGTTTTTTCTGAAAAATTTTCTATAAGTTCATCAGATTCACCATCTAATACACAATTAACTGCTTTTAATGTTTGATTAAAAACCCAATCTCTAGTTTCTTCATTATGAATCCAAAAATTAGATAAAGCTCTACATTCTACACCAAATTCTTTAAATCTAAAAGAACCTGGTTTACCATACAATTCTCTACGACGCGTATCATTGTCTTTAAATAGAGCTGGTAAAGTTACAAATATATCAAAAGCTTTTACAATTTTTTCAGTTGTTTCTTGTGTAGGATTAGGATATCCAATAGCTACGTGACCACCAGCACATCTTAAATTTGTGTTACTATCGGGAGCTTCATTTTCAGCTCTTAAATATACATTATAATCTGGCTCACACCCAAATGTAGTTGCTTGTGGTGTTTGTAAATATTTTTGATTAATTTCATCACTTACTTTTGTACTAAAATTATAACCATGAGCAGAAGCTAATATTTCTAAATAATCTTGACAAAATTTATGAGCTTCATTCCATTCTTCAGTTGTAGTACAAGGAGGTATATTATATTCAAACATAATACCATCTTCTTGTATCATATGACCATTTTCACTAATTGGTTTTGGTGCATATTTTGTACCACCTTCAGTTAAACCTTCAGCAGATACAATTTCTTTATCATCACAGATAAAAATTTCTGGGTCAGAACCCAATGTTATATTATGTTTATTTTCTATGTTATTCATTTTTTAATGTTTTTATTTGATATAATGCTAACAATAAACCTTCTTCAATTCTACATAATTTACTTTTAGGTTTAGTTTTATCGTATTTTTTATCAGATTGTATTTCCAATATAGTTTTTTCAATTTCTTGAATTGCTTTTTTTCTAAAATCTATTGCACCAAAAGCAAAATTCATTCTAAAAATTCCAGGAATTTTAATTTCAGATAATGATTTTTTAATCCAACTTTTATCAATTTCCATTTATTTTTATAATTTTAACATTTGTTGAATATATTTTAAAAAGAACATTTTTTCTTCTATTGACATTACTCCTGATTCAGGATGACCTTGTATAGCTAAAGCATTGTATTTTGGGTAAAATACAATTTCTGATTCTACAAAATCATTTGGTAAACTAATATTTTCATTATCACCATTTAAATACACACCACTTCTATTATATGTTGAATAAGCACACATAATATAATCTTCTTTAGATAGATTGAAAGGATATAACATTTGGTGATGTGTTGAAGTTATTTCAACAATTTGGTTAAAAGGATGAACAATGTCAATTGTATGTTTACCACCAATACCATGTCCTTCAACATGTTGTATTAATTTACCTCCAGCCATTACAGTTAAAAATTGACTTCCTCTACATATTCCTAATTTAGGAATATTTAAAGTGTATTGAAACATTTTATGTTCAATATTATCTCTTTTTTTATTAATAGAAGTATATTTACCTGTTCTTTCTCCATAATATTCAGGATAAACATCTTCTCCACCAGTAAATAATACTAAATCAATATTTTCTTTACCTGTATAATTAGAAAAATTAATAATATTTACATCAAATTGTAAAGCTAAAAAAGCTAAATAACTATCATTTCCTGTTTGTTCGTTTATTAGAACATTTAATTTCTTTTTCATTAATTATTTAATAATTGATTAATATATTCTACAGCAATTTTACAATTAAATTCTTCTGGATGATACTGAAAAGCTACAATTGGTAATTCATTATGTTTAATGATTTCAGGAACGATTGCTATTTCATAACTATCATATGTCTTTTTACTGTCATTCCAATATTGCCAATTTCTAATATGTCGAGTATTACCATAACAACCTGAATACATTTGACCATAAGCTACAATTGATAAATTATTACCTAATTTATCAACAGATTGATGATGCATTGTATTTACAGAATAGGATGTACCATCTTCAAATTGAATTTCTTGTTTAGTAGAAACTCTATTTTCACCTTGATGGTGTCCGATAATATGTTGGTTAAGAGTACCTCCAAAGAAAACATTCAATGATTGCATACCTCGACATATACCTACAATAGGTTTTTTAAGATCAATCATTAACGGAATTAAAGTTTTATCTAAATATTCATAATGAATATTTACTCTACCATCCATTACTCCTGGTACTCCATTATATCTCATTGGATCTACATCTGCTCCACCGGGAACTATTAATAAATCAATTTCTTGACTTACTTTAACTAAATCATCTGTTGTAGAAATTAATCTAACATAACCAAATTGACTTAAAAATTGCATATATGCAAAAGTCTGACCTACTTTACCATTGAAAGTGTCAGCATAAACACCAATAATTCGTTTTTTCATTGTTTTATTTTTTTTATAAATTGTTAGTATTTATCATTATTAATACCATTTTATTTCTATTTGTAGATTCATATTCCTTTTCCATTATAAATATTCTATCACTAATTTCCCTAGAATTAATAATTTTTAATAATTCATTATAATAGTTCAATTTAATATCTGCTATTACAATAAGTCTTCCTCCAAATTGTTCTTTAATATAATATAATAAAATTTTTAATCTGTCATAATTTTGTATTGAATCTATAATATTGCAAAATTTATTTATTGTAATATTTTGACAATTTCCAAAAGAACCATTGAAAGCATTAAAACATCCTCCATAATTAGAATTTAATACATATGTTTTACGAGCATACATGCCATCAACAGAAGTTTGTGAAATTTTATCTATTACTATAATATCTTCAATTTTTATTTTTTTTTCCATTATATTTGAGGTAATTTTAATTGTCTAATCGAACTTAATTTTATTAACATAATTGTCATATTACTACCATTTGTTGAAGTATAATCCATTTTATTAATAATTGAACTTTTTGCTAGTGAATTTTCAACATGTTCTACAAATTCTTGTTTAATATCAATTAATAATATTTTTTTAGAAATACGAATATTATGTTTAAAACTCATTAAAAACTTTCTAATTTGATATTTATTCATTTGACCTAATATAAAACCAATATTAGCAGCAGACATTACTTGGCAATTCATTGTTGGTGAATTAATTATATTAACTATTATTGGATAATGATTTTCTACAACTTTAATTCTAATACTTGAATTAGGATAACCTCTATCAAATTCACATAGAGGTATATGATCTATATTATTCACGATAAATTCCTTTTTCTATTGCTTTTTTAACTAATAATTTAGGTAATTCTTCTTTATATTTAACTAAAGTCATATCACCGAACGAGGGTGCTGAGTTTACTTCAACTACAATAAAATCAGGATTATCACGTCTTTCACCATCTGCATTTATATTATTTTGAACACGTAAATCACATGCTCCAAAATCTAAACCACAACTTACAACAGCTTTAACACAATGTTCAACAATTTCATTCCAGTTATTAGGTTTATCAAAATTTTCATTTTCTTCTAATATCCAAACACAATTATCATCATGACGTTGCCAACTATTAGGGTGATCTCTGAATTCTTGACGTAACATTTTACGACAAGTATAAAAACAACCATCAGCTGTTACATGAAGTCTATATTCTTTATTAAAATTACAATATTTTTCAAAAATATAATTACGTAAAATTTTACCTCTCATCCAATTTTCCAATTCTTGTTGAGATTTTAATAATGTATTACCTTGACCTCTTGAGCCATGATGAGATTTAGCTACAATTGGATAACCTAATTGTTCTGATTGAAATATGATATCTTGTGATGCTTGAGCTGATTCACCTAATTCAGGATTACTTTTAAACCATTGAGCTGTTTTAACATCATGTTCTGTAAAACATTGTTTCATTCGTAATTTACTAGAACTGTTTCTAATAGCTTCTGCTGAGTTTAATTCAACTCTTGATAAATTATCTAGTTCTGTTAAAGAACCTAATCTTATAACGCTTCTAAATGGTAATCTAGCTAATGCTCTACGTAATCCTCTATGTGATGGATGACGACTTCTAATTTGAGGACAATAAACACCTCTAGGAAGTTGAACTTCTCTTTCTATTTTTTTAAATTTTTTTACTATTACTGCCATAATTATTCTATTCCATGTCTAGAAGTAAATTCTTCTGTTGTTTTAATTTCTTTTTTTATATTTTCTTTCCATTTAATATAATCTCCAGATTCAATTTTAGGTTTTCCTGTCACAGGTCTATCATATATATATAATAAACATTCTCCGTAAGGTGTTTGGATGGTTTCTTGTTTATATAATGAATTATAACCTGTTACAACCATTCCATAAAAAAATTCTAAATATGATAAATCTGTTTCATCTATTAAATATATTTCTGTTAAAACAGAAGTATTTCCATTTTTAACTATACCTCCGTAAGTTTTATTTATTGAATATAAATCATATATTGGTTCTGTATAATAAATACCTAAATATTGTTTTTTGTCTAAATAAATATATCCTTCACTACCTTCTAATCTTAAAGAATCATATACTGCTATTAATATTAATTTTTCCATATTAAAAAGGTATTAATAAGTTATTTAAATATTCTTTAGCAAATACTTCACCGTGATTTTTAACTAAATCACTAAAGTCTTTAGATTTCAAATTATCTTCAATTTCAATTTTAATAAAGTCAAACTCTTTAGCTAATTTTTCACTAAATTCTCTACCCCAGTTTACTTCTTTATCATAATCATTATCATATAATATATAAATATGTTTAAATCTAGATTTCAATTCATCTATAATATGTTCTTTAGGTTTAATTGTTTCACTTTGTAAACTTACAGCAGGAACACCATTAACATCATATATAGACATTACATCTTTTAATGATTTTGTAATTACTAAAGTATGACCACTTGCAGGTAATTGTTCCCATCCTTGCCATACAGAATCATCATGATTATTTAACCATTTATAATCTATATTATAAGGTTGGTAAATTTTAAAACTGTTATTACCATCTTTATATTCATTAAAACAATATGTATGTAAATCTGTTTTAATAATTTTTCTATCAGAACCTACATGAATATAACTAAGAGGTTCGACTTTATATTTTTCTAAAGTTGGCTTTGTAATTCCAAATTGATTCCAAAATGAATAATGTAATATAGACCATTTTGTTGATGTTTTACCAATTCTAACAGAGTTAACTTTTTTAATAAAATCTTCTCTATCACCATTAAATGAATTTGTAGCAATATTTGTTTTAAATGTGTTTTTAACAATAAAATATTTTTCTAAATTAGCATCAATTGCTATTTTACTTAATGCTTCAAAATAATTTAAACCAAATTTTAACATTACAAATTTAATACAATCACCTGAACCTATTAAAAAATCTTTAAAACATATTTCATTATTTTCACCCATAAAAAATCCAAATGATGGTTTTTGATCATCTCTTAGTGGAGAATTCATATTACCACTCATTATATTTCCTTCTGGAAATGTCATATACATACAATATATTTCATAATCTGAAATATATCTCATTAATGATTCTTTAGTAATCATTTTTCTGTTTAAATCTATAGTCATTTTAATATTGTATAAAATGTATCCTACCACCCATTTCAAAACTATCAACAGGTATTGTTTCTATAAAATCAATAACTGGATATGAATTTTGTATTTCTTTTATTTCTTTTAATTCTTCTATTTCATTTTCTGACATAATTTAGTTATTTAATTTGTTTTAGCGGATATGATAGGACTCGAACCTATTTCACTACCCAACATCTGTCGGGTCGCTTAACCCTAAAGCTCCATACCCATAAAATAGTAGTCAAGACAGGATTCAAACCTGTGTTGCAATTATGTTAAAATTGTTGTTCTCTCTACAGCCACTTGACTATAAAAATAAAGGTAGCCATTAAGCTACCTTTATTAGTTTTAATGATGAGAACTCATTTGTGTTGTGTAGTTTATTTCATTATCTACTTTGTTCTTACTCTTTTCTCAACAGAGCAACACATTTATTATTATGAACTAGCCCAATTTACAGTGTCAGCTGCATTTACCGGTAATTCATTATTTTGATTATCTGCTGGTGCATCTTCTACTACTCTTTCAAGTAAGTCATCATATTGATTTCCTTTTCTTGCAATTGTAATTTTAGAAGGTGTAGTTCCTGCAGCTTCAACAAAATTAAAGTTTTTATAAACACCTAAATATTTTTTAGGTGAGCCTACTGTACCGTAGGTAGCAATAATATTGACTTTCTTCCCGTCAGAGTTTGCATTAATTGTTCTCATACAGAAATCAACTAATTCTTTGTATGTTCCAAAAGCTGGAAATACAAAATCATAACCCATTACTGATTTTGTTAAATCAGCACATTTTTGAGCTAAAATCTTATTTTGAGAATCTGTTGATTGGTCTGTAGGATAATAAATACCCATATTTACACTTGAAATATTATCTGTAAAATGTACTTTATAATCAGGTTGATTATCCATATTTGTAGGATCTTTCTTTTCAACACTAATATTTACATTTTCAACTCTTCCTGCTACTCCATTATTAAAAATAGCCACAACTGGGCTATTGTAATCCGATCCATTTAAGTCTATCATCTTTCTTAATTTAAATTATTTTGGCTTATATAATGTAAGTTTTTTACAGAAACTTACAAAACTGTTTCGTTACGACCAAGTAACTATTATTTAAAAATTTGATCCCAGTGAGATACAAATTCTCCTTTATCATTTAATTCCAATAATACAATCTCTTTATTTTTAAGATGTTCTGAACGAGCACCTACAATCAAAGATTCTGCAGATTGAAAATTAGCTATTGTTTGATTATCTTTTCTGTATAAATATGCAATGGCATCTGACTTTGAACATATAATACCTGGAGTTTTACCAGCTAAATCCAAACCTCTCTGGTTCATTTCTTTCCCGTTGAATTCTACCAGTTTCAATTAATCTTATACTTTTCAATATAAGTTAGACTATATCATAATTTACAAATATTTCCATGTATATCCTTTAACAGTTTTCTTTTGACCAGAACAACATCTTGAAATAGATGAATGATTTACCTTATAAAAAATAGAAGCTTCTTTTATTGAATCCCATTGCTTTATAATTATGTCATCCTTTATTTGCAATATTTTTTTACAAAATCTTTTAGTAGTTTTAGGTTTTTTACCTTTGTGCGATTCTTTTAAATTATTAATATGTTCTTGTGAAAAAGTTTTACCTTTTTTAGCAATTGATATTTTTAATTTAGTTTCATCAGATAATATTCTACCTTTTCCACTATTACTTATATTTAGTTTATGTTGTTCAGTTAATTTTGTTCCTGAAAAACCTTCACCTCCTATAGTATGATTTGTTAAATTATATCCTAATAATTTATATTTTGATATATAATATTGCTCATATTCTATCCAATTAGATTCATCACAAATATCTAATATAATTATATTAGGTTTTACTCCATTAAGAGATTTTAACCAATTATTTTTATATGTATTTGATGTTTCTGAAAAATGTCTATTCAATCTATCTTTTAAATTTACAGTTTTTCCTATGTATCTAATATTTGATGTTTCTGGTTCTGCTAATGCATAAATATACACTATTCGTAAATTCCTCCCTTTTCCATCATTATTGATGTACTCTACTCCCTTATCTTTTGCCAAAGTGGTTTCGATAGTCGTTGAACGTTCCTCATTTAAAAGAGGCTTCGCTGCTGATTGTCCATTATTTATAATATTTTTCATAATACAAATATACAAAATATTTTTGACATATCAAAACATTTTTCAATGTTTTTTTAGTTATTTTGTCTTTAGGGTGTCCCAGCAATTAAAGAGGTTTTATAAGGACAAACTTTCATCCTTTGTATGTCCAGATATAATTAATGTTTCACAAAGTTCTTCTAACTCAGCGATAATCATTAATATTGCATTTCTAAGATGTGCCCATCCAGCTCCTTGAGGTAAATCTAATATATTAGTACCTTGATAATTACGACCTATTGCGGTTTGCTTGTAAAGAGCTAATGCTAATTCAGGAGCATAATTGTCTTCTAGAGCAGAGATTGTATCGATAGTGATATATTTATATGTATAACCTCCTTTTACCTCATTAGATTGTCTTATTTTGTCAATAACTGACTTAAGAGCCATAATAGGTTTTATTTTACTTTCACGAGCTATATTTAATATATTTAATACTAATCCTGATACATAACCTGCACCGTCTTCTAAATCTAAAATTAAATTATTATCAAGTCTACTTAATGCTTCCGTTTTTCCGGTTTTAGGTTGACTAAATAATATTAATTTCTTAGGATTAACTTGAACAGGTTCTTGTTTTTTTATAGGTAATTCTATACTCATTCTATCATCTTCATCCGACCTATACCAACCACTATTAAATTATGTTATTTAATCGTAGAAAAAAACATTTACACTTTTTAAATTTTTTATTTTTTTAAAATCTTCAGTACTTTTAATATTAACTTTTTTGGGACTTGGACAATGACCCTCACTTTGATATTGTGAATTTATTTTACTATAAAAATCACAAAATCTTTTTAGCTTATTTCTATATTTAGATTTACCTTCTTTTAAAGGTTTAAATAAACTTTCAATACTATCAATACTTGAATTTCCACAAATATACTCCCATAATAAACGAATTATCGTCATTACAACTAAATCTTTATATCTTTGACCAGTGGTTTTAAATTCAAAATATTCTTCTATTAAATCAGTATTTTTTAAATCAAACATTTTAGTAACATAATCAATATAAAATTCCTTATAATCAATTGTTGGTAAACAATCTATATTATAAATTCTAATTTTATTATATTTTGTATCTCCAAATCTAAAAAAATCAGCAAAACAAGCTGTCTTACGTCTTGAAAGTAATATTTTATTATCTAGTAATATATCATAACATGTATTTCCTGAAGATGTTAATTTTTGCTTCATTTTTGTTATTTTTTTATATGTTTTAAAAAATCATAAACTTTTTTCATTTCTTCTAAATCTTCCGACTTAGGTAATTCTTTGAAATAATTTGTAGCACCATCAAAATAAAGAGGACATATAGTACCTGCACCTCCATCACGACTTCCCATAATTTCTAAAAATCTAATATTATCTTTAAATTTAGTAATATCATATCCATAGTATTCAGGCATTTCATGTCTAAATGGACTAAATAATCCTAACATTACATTAGCATCTCTACCTGTAAGTTTGTTATCACCTAATCCATCCATTGTAGGACGTAATTTATTTGCTTTTTTATTTTCAATTCCTTCTTGTGCAGAAGATTGTTGTTGTATAACTACAGGTATATAATTAAATCTATTTCTAAGCTTAATTAAATAATCTGAAGATAATGCTGAAATACTTTCATGTAAAGTTAATTGTTGTCCATTTCTTTTTTCCGGACTAATTAAACTAATATGGTCAATGATAATCATTACATATTCGTCAGGGTCATTTGGTTCATAATAATCCTCAACTTTTGTAATTTTATTATCAATTTCAATATCTCTATAATGTATTTTACCGTTAGCTAAAGCATATTCTCTAACTAAATTATACATTCCAAATCCATGACGTATATCATCAACAAATTCAACAACTTCTTCTATTTTATCAAAATAAGGTTTATATTTTTGAATAATTTGTAACACTTCTTCAGATAATACATTATCTGCTCTAGTAGATTTTAAATCAGTTGGGCTAATTCTTAAACCTTCTTTAACATATAATATATTAGCAAAACAAGCTAACATTTTTTCTTCTTTACTCATTTCTAAACTGAAATAAAACACTTTTAATCTAATATTAAGACCATTGTCAATTATTTGTTGTATAGGATTATACAAAAATAACCAATCTGTAATTTGTGTTTTACCAACTTTTTGGTTAGCAGAATTTAAGTAATATTTACCTTGTTCAATTCCGGGATTTTGATTTTCAAATCTAGGTAAGTTCCATGGAATACAATTCACTTTACCTTGTAATATACGTTCTCTTTTATTTACAATAGTTCTAAAAGTTCTATCAAATAAACTTGTCTTTTCCAATTATAATTTGTGTTATAATTATAAGATTTTAGTTTGTTTGATTTTTTAATTATTTTGATATATAGTTACATCTTATAATTTGTTTAATATTTTTTCATAGTCTTTTAATGAGTAGCCATCTACTCCTTTTGTTGTATAATAATTATCTTTACTATAACTTGTTATGTAATTACCTGGTGTATTAGGCATATATTTAACTACAACTTTTTCAATTTGTTTACACCAAACAATTCCAATACATTTTTCTTCATTAGTAATTTCTTTTAAAATCTTCATTAAAGATTCTAAAGATGTTAATTTAAAACGACTTCTAACAATAGCATGTAAATCACTTATACTTCTAAATGTTTGATGACCATTTTGACTAACTTTTTCACATTGAATTTTTGTACATTCTTTGTCTGAATATGTAACAACACCTTGTTGTTTTAAAAGTTGTTTAATTAAAGTTTTACGATGTTTAGTGATTGGAATATCACTTTCTCTAACATAAATCAAATTCATTTTGTTATTGTTTTTTTTTTGATTTTATAAAATTTGACTTGTCCAGTCACTAACTGGTTTAGAATCTATTTCATCAATAAATGCAGATAATCTAGAATCTGTTACACCATGTTCTGTTTTATATATAAAATAATCTGCTCGTTGTAAATAAGTTAAATTATTTAAATCATCTAAATAAATTTTAGCAGCTTTTAATATATCGTCTTTAGAATATGATGGGTTTTCAGACATCCATTTAAACATCTTATCTCTACAAGCACTTTCAGAACCCATACTTCCAGGTTTTTTACCTTTCCATAACATTCTAAACTCTTTAATAAAATCATCTAATTCTAAATTAATAGCTCTTGATGATTTCTTAATAGATTTTTTATTAGTTGTAGAACTAACATTATCAATTTCACATAATTCTAATAATAAATTAGCTTTTTCACGAAGAGTAATATTATATTCATTATCAATTTTAACAAAACCATCTGCTTGTAAAATTTCAAAATCTTCAATAAAATCACTTCCTACTTCATTTCTACTTAAATGAATTAATAATAAAAAATCTTTAGATTTAATATTTTGTTCTTTAAGTAAATTAAAATCTAATATAAAAGCTTTATTTTTCACATATTAATAAGTTGGTACAACTCTTTGTTGTACATTAGTTACATAATCTTTCCAATCACCAGATTCTACAATTCTTTTTTTTGGTATATCATTTACATAAATATAAACACTTGCTTCACCATAAGGTGTGTCAATTAGTATTTTATCATAAAACGTAGCGGGTCTATTAGAACTATATCCTTCAAGATTATCTACACGTTGAGCTATTCTTTCATTTACTTCATAAACTTCCATTAAAACTTCTGTATTACCACCAGTTTTAAGACCTGGGAATCCACCAAGACTATAAAGATTAAATTTAGGTTTTGATTTAAAACTACCTAATAATTTAGAATCTTCAAGTATATAATTATTATGTAAACCTGAAAGTAAACTACCATATACTGCTATTAAATTTTTTTTCATAATTTATATTAATTTTAACGCTTCTTGTAATCCAATTTCTAAAGCTTTTTCATAAGATTTAAAAGAATAATCTTTGTTTCCTTTAACATCTATTGCTTTTTTATTTTTATAATCTACAATTATACAAAAATGTAATTTTTCACTTTTAGAAATTACATTTATAGATAATTTATGAACTTCTCTTAACCATTTTTGAAGTAATGATTGAGTTGGTGCTGAACAACCAGAATCTAATTTATTATTACAAGCAGTAAATATTTGTATTTTACCAGTTTTATCATAACAATAAGATAAAGCTATATTAAATTTTTTTTCTTTAGCTAATTTAGCTGTATAAAATGTTATTAATTCTTCTTGCATATTTCTATTAATTTTTTTAAACATTCAAGTTCTGCTTCTTCATAAGTTTTAAATTCTAAATGTTCTTCTGCAAAATAACCATAATCACCATCTTTCATTAAATATCCCGAACCTATTCCATCAGAAAAAAGACACCAATAAATATCCTCTGTGTCTAACATTGGATAACATTGTAATTTATATTTCTCTCTAAACCATCGGAAACATTGTTGATAAAGTGGTACATCTACAAAAACATCTGAATCAGGATGATATGCAAATGTTTTATCTTTATAATAACAAGCTAAACACTCTTCATCAAATCCTAATTCCTTTAAAGCTAATGCAATATCTTAAGAAACAAAAAGACTTTCCATTTCTTGTTTTTTTACTTCTTTCATAATTATTTCTTTTTAAATTGTTCAAACCATTCTTCTTTTAATGGAAAATCTCTAGGATGTTCTTCATAAAAATCTTCAAGTATTTCATCTCTTGCTTCTATTATTTTTAATACTTCTTCCTCACTATAACTTTTTTGTTGTCGCCATTTAGTACCAAATTTATAACCACACTTAACAGATACCTCAATTATTTTTTCAATTGTTGTATCATTAATCCACCCCGACTTAGATTTTAAATTTAAAAATGGTTTTTTAGCAAATTCTATAGCTTCTTCAAGTGTTTCTTGTTTTAAATCAAATATTTGTTCAACCAAAATTATCTTTTCAAAAAATTTCATTTGTTCTTGTTTTAAATGGATGTCAAAATTAGTTTCTTGTTTAGGTTCTTCTTTTGGAATAATAATATTATAAGCATTTACATATCCAATGTGTTTAGTTTCAATAAATTTACAACTTGAATTTTTAACAAACCATTTTAAAAACTCATCATCAATAGCTTGTACACCATCTTTTATAAGGTCTAAATCTGTTGTTAGGATTATTTTCTTACAATTTTCTTGTAATTTTACATCTTTATCCGCTTTCATGGGCTTATTTAAAACAGTATCTTCTGACCAATACATTAAGTACCAATTACCTCCTTTAATTTCTTTATCAGAAGTGATATAAATGTGTTGATTAATACAATTAGAATTACTTGGAATAACTAATTCATTATTAGGATATAAATAATATCCTGCATTATTAGCGGTAAAATAATGTAATTTACTTGGTTTATCTGTTGGTAATATGTGTATATTTCTCATCGTATAAAACTTTTTAAATATTCTAATACTTTTTCTTTTGAAGTATTAAAATAACGTGTATGACCTGTATGAAGATTTTCAAATACTATTTTTTTAACATTTGGACAATAAATTGCTGTTATGATATTATTTTCAATTAATTCATATAATATTTTACATACATCAGATTTACGATATTTAGCTTTTAATAAATCATATACAATATATTGAAGTGAAACTCCTGTATAATATCTACGATATTTATTGTCTAAAACTTTAAGAAATCCGCTTTTATAACCAATATTTTTATTAGAATTAAAATATTCTAATATTTCTTTTTCAATATTACCAGTCATCATTTGTTTCAAAATTATCTTCATTCATTGCAAATATAAAATCGTCTGCAATTTGATTATTTACATAATTAGTACCTTTACATAAACTACAAGTTTTATATTCAAAACCTTTAGTTTTTTTAGATTCCATTACTTCACCTACACCTAAACATTTAGGACATTCTGTTTCATTATTATTTTTCATTTTCAATATATTTTTTTAAATCATCAAAATTAAATTCTTTAGTAAGTTCTAAAGCTCCATAATATTCATTATATCTAGATTTATGATTTGTATATAATACATATTTACCAACAGTATTACAATATTGACCGTTTAATAATTTAAGATTTATTAAAGAAACTACAGTAGATATTATATCTTTAAAAGTTATTTCAGGATAATAATATTTAGTAATTAAATATAAATCATGTAGACTTCTTCTTCTATCTTTATCACATATATAATTACCATTTTCACTTATTGTTATACAATTAAAATTATAATTATTAAAAAATTCAATAATAAAATCAGAATAAGTTTTATGTAAACTTATAATATATTTTTTAGTTAATAAATGAGTATTTTCATGTAAGTTTTCATTATAAGGAATTCTACCATAAGATATTGTTGGTAAATATATTTCATTTTTTTTGTATTCCACCTTTAATAGATTTTTTTTCAATTTCTTTTAAACAATATAAATAAGGATATTTATCTAAATATAATTGATAATTATTAATCCAGTTTTTAATATCATTTTTAAGTTTTAAAGCTTTTTTAATAGCTTCTTTTTTAGCTATTTTTTCTGCATTTAAATAATAATATAAATCATATAAATCTTTAATTAAATACAAAGGTAATAGTAAAGAAGACAACAATCCTACAATTATACATGAAAATCCCATTAAAGGTACAATTGTTATATTAAGTAAATTTTCTACAAGTCCACTTTTATATTTACCTCCAAAAAATGATAAATCTTGATGATTATGTTCTAACCATTCATAAAACCATGTTTTTTTCATTTTCTATTGTTTTTGTTAATTTTTTACCAAAATACCAATTAAAATTTATAAAAAAAATACTTAACCATAATTCTTTTTTATAATAATATAGAGATAAAATACCACGAATTGTATAATCTCTATATGGTGCTGAATATTTATCATATCTTGTTGTTAATATGTTTAATATAAATTCAAATTCTTTAATATTATTATAATAATAACATAAAGAAAATATATCAACATCTTTTAAGTATTTTTTAATAATTTTGTTCATATTTCATTTTTTTTGATTCTTGCTCATAATCTTCTAATTTGTTAATGTCCATATAATCAGCAATTACATGAATACTATATTCTAAACCTAAATCTTCTTCAATTTTTTCAGCAATAATTATAGGATTAGAAGTTTGATATTCATAAGATACTAAATCTACAGCCATTGCTAATTGTGAGTATGGTTTTGTCATTTTAAACTAATTTTAAAATTTCAATATTAGACCATTTATCAACAATACTTTTTTCTCCTAAAAATAATTTATTTCTATGTTCAAAAATACAAATTGTATTTGAATTTACATTTTGTTCTTCAAGATCATATCCTCCACAATCAGGTCCTAATAAATCTATTTGTAAATTTTCATCAAATTTAGATAAAAATTCTTTATATTCTTTTATTGTCATTTAAAAAAGTTTTAGTTGATTATTATTGTTAAGTTCATCTATTATTTTTTGAACTGATGAGATGTAATATTGGTAATTGATTTTGTAATCATACCATTCTTTTTTTTCGTAGTTATTAAAGAGTTTAACACCTTCTCCCACATTAACATGTTGCATTGTACCAACACCATGTTTTTGTTTAAATAAATACGGTTCATTTTTGCTAAAATAATATCTATTAAGCTGTTGTTGGATTTTTCCATCATGATACACTATAAAGTCTTTAGATATTTTGTTAGATTTACAATAATCATATATATGTAAATCATATTTATCCGGGTTAGTAATAAATTCTTTTGGTTCAATACCATTTACATAATAAGCATTTAATGCTTTAGCTATTACTTGTTCATTGCAAGAATCTCCTAAAGGTACTTCACGTTTATTATATTCATTAAATGGTAATTTAAACATACCTTTACGTTTAATAGAACCTGATTCTGTTACAGCTAAATAATTATTTACATTAGAATATATAATTTTAGAATAATTTTCATGTTCTAAATCTAAATTAAAAGATTTACATGTTTCATCTAATAAAAATTCATATTTTTCTAAATCAGTTTTAGGTACAAGTACTTCAATTCCATCAGTATTAGCACTAACTACTTGCCAATTATTTAATAAACATACTTCAATACATTTTGTTAAAATTAATTGACCAATAAGTCTTAATTTCATTGCTCCTTCAGGATAATATAACCAAGAATGTTCGTTATCAAGTAAACCTGATGTTGCATTTAAAATAAGTTTAAGAAAAGTATCTTTAGATTTATTTTTCTCTTTCTTAGCAACTAATCTTTCAGTTTTAACTTGTTTGTATTTATCTAATACTTCAGGGTATCTAATACATAAATAATTTATAATTAGATTTGGATATAGTGACGCAACATCTGATGTTTTAATTTGTATTAAATCATCTGTGTAATAACACTCATTGTTATTAACACTATGTAATCCACCAATACCATAAGATAATTTGATAGAAGTGTTATTATGATTTACAATTAAATCTTGACTAAAACTATTTGTTGAATTACAAACATCTAACCATAGTTTTTGAAATATAGGTAATTTAAAATTAGGATTAAAATCTTTTAATAATTCACCCAAATATAATATAGGTTTTTCAAATCGTTTTTTTCTTAATTTACGTTTTTTATTTTCATAAAATTTATAAAAACGATCGTCATCATATGTCCAAGTAGATTTACAATAATCATCTAATAATGCTTCAGAAGCAATCTTAGGTGCATCCCATGACCAACAATCTAATCCATATTCATTAACAATAGAACCTCTTAATTCTACATCTGGTTCCATTTCAGTTAATAACATTTCAGTAATACCTAAATCATGTACTTTATTATAATGTCTTAATTTTGGTAAATCTTCAACAGTTAATATAGTATCTGGTTTATAAGGTAATTCTTGAATTGTGTTGTAACCTAATTGTACAGCTAACGATTTTAATGACATTTTTTTAGATATTCTAAGCATCTTAGACCAATAAGCGAATAAATCTATAGAGATATATTTCTTTTTATACCATTTTGCTTGTTTAACATCTTTATCATTAAAGTCATCATTAATTACTTTATCAGAAAATTGTTTTAATCTTTTACAAACTTCGTTTAAAGGTAAGTGTTTGAAATTATTATAATTTAGAACTAAATGATTTAATACAGCTTCATCATAATGTAAACCATTAAAAGATATTAAAAACCCTTTAAAAGTTGTCATATAGTGATAGATTTGTATTAAATCATTATGTTCTTCAGAAAGTTCATAGAATCGTATTTCTTTAGTATTAAAATCTTTAATACCTATACAAAAATAATTCCAATAACATTCTATATCTATTATATTTTTCTCCATTTTATATTAAATATTTTTTAAAATTAATATTTAACTCTACATTTTTAGGAGAATTTATAAATAATGGTGCAATTTCTTCTATTTTAAAACCTGCTAACCCGCAACTTAATTCACATACATAAAATTCTAAATAAGGTCTATTTATTGCAAAATCAATAAACTCATCAACTTGTTGTTTAATTGAATCTAATGAAACACTTCTTATACCTTTTTTTAAATCTTTTGTTATAATAGCATAACTATTACCTTGTAAACCTTTAGATTGTCCATATTTAGCACCATGTTTTAATTTAGCTTCTAATGCTGCACCTTTACCGTGTCTACCTTCAGTATTACTACCAAATACAAATATTTTATTTGTATTCATCCATATATTTAATTTAAAGTGAGTCATACTTTAAATAATGGATTTAAAAGAAATAATTAGGCTAACAGCCGTCTGTTATTTACTTTTTTCTATGGAACAGTACCTAATTATTAAATTATTTTACTTCCAAGTTATTAATGTACAATGTTTATTTTTAAAATCTAAATACCATTGTTTAATTAATGATTTCTTTTTAGGTTTATATTTATATGGTTTATTTTCATAATAGACTATTGTTTTATATATAATAAATAGTATTACAAATAACAACCAAAAAGATAAACCAAGAAGTTGAAATCCACTTAATATACTTTTTGAATCAAATTTACTCCAAAATAATGCTATTGGGGAAACTAAAAATATAAGTAATAAACTAGAGGTTATAAAAAGAAAAATAGTAATAAATATTGCCTTTAATATTCCAGCTCTATATTCACATGAATTACTTGGATAAGAATCATTATAGTTTAAATAAAATTTTATCCATTTTGAATTTTTATTTAATTCCATTTTTAATTTTTAAATATTTAAATAATATGTTTTTTCTACCAAAATCACTTGTTGATAATTTATTACTTGGTGTTACTAATAAATAGATTAAATGTCCTATAAATCCTAAAAAGAAAATGATGGCTACTATTAAAATAACCATCATTATAATATTAATAAACATTATTCTTCAGTTTCTTCTTCTGCAGATTCTACAACAGCTTCTTCTGCTGCTTGAAATGCAGTATAATATTCTTTAGATAAAGAATCAATACCATCAATTTTAGCAAATAATTTTGCAGCAGTAGTATTAAATTCTTTCTTTTTAGCAACTTCTAAAGCATCTAATTTTCTACGTTCTTCATTTAAAGTATTGTTTAAAACAACATGACCTTTAAGTAATGCTTTTAATTCTTCTTTAACTTCTTTAGCAGTAGCTTCAGATTCTTCTTTAAACAATTCTTGTACTAAAGATTGTACTGAATCTTGTTTAATTTTTCTAACAGGTTTTAAGTTTTCAGGACCTTGAACAACAGCTGTTAATTTTTTTATCGTTTGTTCAAAATTAGCTAATACTTTTTTAGATTCTTTACCTTGATCTGAATTATTTTCTTGTGTATTCATTTTTATTTAAATTTAATTTTTTCTAATTTGTCATAATCAATTAAAGAAGATATATTGACAGTTTGTGATTTTTTAATTGTAGTAAAAGTATTTAATTCTGAAAATTTTAAAATATCCATATTTTGAAGAACTTTATTTAATTTTTCAATATAAATAGATGGTTTTTCATTTAAACTACAATTTAAATCAATATTTATTAATAAATAATTATTAATAGTAACTAAAGGATGATATCTTTTAACATATCTATTATACGCACTATATCCAAATTTATGTTTAAAAAATCTAGCAAGATAACTTCTAAATAAAGATGTTTTATCATCATATCCTATAATTTTATTATTTTCTTTCCAATTTTTTAATACACGATTACATTCAATAATTGTGTTTTCAATAATGTATTTAAAATTATCATCATTGAGTAATTGACCGTCCATAATAAATATTATACTTCAAATTTAAATGCACCCATATCATGAGCAGTATCTTCAAATACTTTCATAATTTGTTGTTGAGAACGTAAACGTCCTTTATCATCACGTAATATTGCATTACCAATATTACTTACTTGTTTACCACCATCTTCAAAATGATATGTAACTGTTGTTAATTCCATAATTAATAAGCTAATTTTTGTTTAGATTGTTTACATGTATTACCGAATTGTTTCCATAGTTCACCAACAATTGGTTTAGGAAAAATATTATTATCCATAACATGATTCATAAGTTTTTTGAATGCATATTTTCTTCCTACAATTTTTTCTGGTTTATCACCGTGACGAAGTTTAACTTCTCTTGAAGCTATTTCTTCATTTGTTTCTACATTTTTAGCTATAGCTACTGTAGTTCCATTTTCTTCGTATTTAAAAAATACTTTTACATTTTCTGCTTTCATAATTGTTTATTTATTAATTGTTTTTATTTTGTTTTTTTTAATATATTCTTTAAAATCTTTTTCATTAAATATACCTAAAGGTTCTAATAATTGTCCCCAAGTATATATAGATTTTCTCATTTTTTCATTAATACTACTATAACTTGAAGTATGGTAAGGTATATATCTAATTTTACTCATTCCTTCACAAATTCCTAAATGAGGTTTGGTTATATTATTATTACTTATTGGTATTTTTAATATTAATAAATAATGCATTAATTTTATATGTGAAATTGAAGGATAATAAGTTTGCACTAATTCTAATAAATCATCAAAACTTCTCCATTTTCTATCATTTTGTATATTTTTACATTCTTTATCGTAATAAGTATAATAACCTATTGCGTAATCACTTCTTTCTCTATTATAATAAAATTGTTCTAAGAATTTTAATACACTTTTAGGTCGTTTTTCTTCTGCAAATTTTACATATATAGCCATTAATTAAAATTTTGATTTACTACTAATGGATCTGAAGCTTCATCTAAAAATAATTTAGCTTCTTTTTCAGTTTTAAAAGATTTATAACATCTTTTTTTATTATTTTTCATAGGTTTTTGTACAATCCATTTGTTTTTAGAATTAGAATAATGTATATATAAATAGTTACTAGAAGTATTCATTAACATTCTTTTATGTATTTGATTATACTTATTTGTACACCATTCTAAATTCCAATGATTATTATTAAGTTTATTTTTATCAATATGATTAATTTGAGGTAGATTATTAGGATTTTCAATAAAATTTAAACCAACTAATCTATGTATAAATAAATTACAAGTTTTTTTATTTTCATCACGTAATCTAATAACTAAATAACCATATTTATCAATTGTTGATTTTAAAAATTTTTTTGTTTTAGTAGAATATATTCTACCATTATTTGATACAAAATAATTATTAAAACCATTTATTCTTTTCCACATTAATTTTGTATTTCATTAAATACTAAAGGATCATATTGTTCATCTCCCCATGCTGTTAATATAAGATATCCGCCTTTAACAGGTTGTAATACTACAGGATCTGGTATAAATTTCTTTTCAAGTTTATAACCTTCAGTAAGTTCTAAACCTTTAATATCCATATCTTTAACTGGAGCACAAATTTTAAGTTTTTTATTTAAAACTTCAATTCTTAAATGTCCTTTAGATTTTAAATTAAAAGCATTACTACGGTCTGTTCCATAAAAATAACCATCAGCAACTAAACTATAATCAGATTGTTGAAATGAAAAATTATCAGTTCCTTTAATGAATAAATGATGATAATCTCTATTAGATCTAATTTCTATATTTTTAGCTGAAAATTCTCCTAGATTTATTCCATCTTTAAAAACATTGATACGTGTAATATCATTCTCGTTTTCTTTTAATTTAAAATTAACAATTTCATTAACATTTTTTTCAGGTACAAATCCTTTAAACCTATCAACATCTCCACAAACTAAATTATATTTATGACAAATAGTTTTAACTTGTTCTTCTGTAATAAATTTATTAAATGGATAATTTTGTTGATAATAATTAACTAATTCAATTTGTTCTTTAGACATTTCTGTTTTAGCAATTATTTTATTACCTTCTTGAACTTCTTGTACTTGTTTAAATCCTAAATTTTTTAATAAATTAATTTTAGATTCATTAACTTTAGGTTGAGAATTAATAATATTATTAGCCTCATCTAATAATTTTTCAGCAGCTGTTTCAAATTCATGATGAATTTCTAACACTTCTTTAGGATAATTTTTTACTGAATTTGTAATTACATTATTAATTTCACTTTTAGGTTCGTCAATAACAATTATCGCAGGTTTTCTTTTAAATATACTAAGCATAATTTATTGTTTTAATTTTTGTTTTACTAATTTTTTTAAATAAAAAAAGAGCTAATTAAAGCTCTTTATATTTCCATATATAATTATATGATGTTTTTGAGATATTTTTACAACAATTTGTTATACTTGAATTATTATAACCTAATTCTTTTTTAACATCTGTTGCACTATCCCATTCTTTAATAAAATTGTTATTTAAATCATATTGTAATATTGGTTTTTTATTAAAAATAATAGGTTTATAATTATCGTATTTAATATATGACCAACTATAACCTTTAACAGAATTATTTTTACCTCTGGCACAATATGCAATAGAGCCAGGTGTACAATTAACAGTTAATGATGCTTGAGTACAATTATTAAAAATTTCTAATAATTCACCAGTTTCTAATGAATATTTATATACTTTTTTTAATTTAGGACTAAATCTTTTATTCTCAGTATATTCTTTTTTAATTCTTAAACTTAACGCTTCACATTGTTCTTTTGAATGTTTATAACCATTTATACCTTCACCACCATCTGTAAGATTTAAACCTGTTTTATTTTTAGATCTATTACACTTATAAAAGTTTATATAATATCTTTCTAAATAAGATAATAATTCATCATTATCAATATCTTTAGATAATATTTCTCTTTTAAAAATATCTTTATTATAATTTTTAAGAATATTTTTTATAATTTTACCACTACCAAAATATTCTTTTTTAATACCGTTATGTTTTCCAACATAAATTTCTCCTTTTTTAAATTCTAGAGTATCTTGCAATAACTCTAATTTATACACATATCCGTACATTTTAATCATTTTAATTAATAGTACAAATATACGAAATTTTTATTTAAAAAACAAGTTTTTAAGGTATTATTTTATTAAAAAATAATTAATTTATACTTTTTCATGATGCTATTGTTTCATGATTCATCCAACCATCTCTATCCATAACATCTAAATAATGTTCTTCTTTATTTTTCATAATATTTATTTTTAATGATTAAAAAATTTGAGCTACTCATGACGTTTGACGACTCTTTCACTCAAATTTTCAACTTAACTAACTAATCTATTACACATTATGAAAGTATAATAGTTGTGAAGGTGGGATTCGAACCCTACATTGTCTAACTTTAAGAGTTAGTGTCTTACCAATGGATTCACACCTTAGACGACTTCACGTGGTGTTTTAAAGCTATGGGTTCTCATCCCATTCATACAAATGACTTTTCTAAATAGTCTTTAAAACGAAGTGATAAATTAGTGAAGGGAATCGAACCCAACATATCAGAATAGCTTTACACTTAAGCTTAACTAATTTATCTATTTGTAAGCGATGCTCAGTATGACCCTTCTCTTCTCACTATGCAAATTGCCGGTTATGCTTCCGATAAAATTTATTTACAACCACATGAATCATCATTAGGATCTTCATTGTGATTTTCAGGATATTGAGTACTATAAAATGTAACTTCTGGCTTCTTCAAAGTATCTATTTCTTTATAAGTAAAAGGAATAATTCCTCTTTTCTTAACAATACTATATTTAACTTCCTTATAATAATGTACAATTTTATTGTAATATTTAATATGTTTTTTAGATTGAACATTATTTAAAGGTTTTTCAATTGTATGATATTGAATATCTTCACTTTTTAAAAACCAACCAAAAGATATTAAAATTAATCCTAAACAAAATATATAATATTTTACATTTTCCATAACTTTAAATAATCTGATGAAGATTTACGAATATTAAAAAACATAAATAATAAAATTAATGTTTGAATAACACATATTACATTAAAAGAATAAATATAGAAAATTGATAAAGCTAAAACACTAATCAAACTTAAATAAAACCCAATAGATTGAGAAACTCCATCCATTAAATCATTATTATCTCTTTTAACACCTTCTTTGTTAAAATCAATATATTTAAGAAAATAATTATATTTTCTTAAATCAGAATAAGATTTACCCCAAGAAGCAATTTCTACAAATACATCATTTTCTTCAATAAAACGAGTATCATCATTATCTCTATAAAATAAAGTACAACAATTGTTTTTAGTTGTACCATCAAATGATTCTCTTGGAGCCATTATAAACCAATTAGCATAACCTGTTTTAATTTTAGATTTTCTAATACTTTTAGCGGATTCTATTTCTACCTCATAATCTTCATAAACTTGATTTCCAAATTCATCTAATACTGGTTTGTGGTTAGAATATTTTAAAGGTTTTTGTTTAGTTTCAAAAACAGCTTCTGAAATAATTTTATCATAAGAATGCTCTTCAATAAAATCTTTCATTATTTGAGGTAATCCTTCGAATGGAGCACCTTTATAATTAACGGCTTTTGATATCGTCAAATCATATTCATTACATAATTTTTTAATATCTGAACCTAAAAATGATGGTTTACCAAATAAAATTCCAATTTGTTTTTTAGAATTCTTAACATGTAATTCTGCTTCAACATTATTAATGTGATAATCTAAACCAATTGTTTTTAAGATATTTAAATCTTTTTTTGGTTGTTCTAATAACAGTAATGTTTCTTTATCATTTTTATTAATAAAAACAATATCTTCTTTATTACCATATTTTGATAGTAAAGAACTATTTCTGTTTACTAATTCCATTATTTAAATGATTTAGACATTTCTAATAAATTTCTTAAAGCACCAAATTCAGGATTCATAAAACCAGTCACCATTGGTTCAAAATGTAAAAAACTAAAATAACCTAATAACAAAGAACTACAACCTAATATAATTACAGGTACTATATTAATAGTTTTAGTTTCACCAGATTCATCAAGATCTTTCGTATAATTACTATAAGATGTCCAAAAGCGATATGTTAAAAATAAAAACATTAGTTCACCTATTAAATAACACCATGCCCATACTGTTTGTTGTTTAACTAATAAATTCCAAGTATATGAGGATATTTTTTTAATTCATTATATATTTCAGTAATAGCAGATTTAGCATCAGGAGCCATCGATTTAATATCATTATATAATGTTGACACACCATTTTTAGTATCACCATAAACAGTTCCAATACCATTAGATGTTGTTGATAAAAATCCAGGTTTTTGTTTTTCAGTTTTAAATGATGGTTTAGAAATAGATTCTTTTAAAGAATTTACTTCTTTGTTTAAAGTTTTAACAACTTCTACACCATCTTTTACTTGTTGAATAGGTGTTTGTTGATTAGCAAAGCTAATTGTTGATAGTAATAATACTATCATAAAAATCATTTTTTTCATAATGTTTAATTTAAATTTAATTTGTTATTAATTTTTTGCATAATTTGAACCATTATTGGTTTTTGTGATTGTAAATTCCATATACAATGGAAATATGATTTATATCTTATAGAATATCCGTCAGAATCTACTTCTGACCATAAACAAATTAATGTTATTGATTCAATAATATCTGGTTTAAATTCTTTGATTTTATAAAAACATAATTTAAATTCCCATATCGATACAAATATAAAATAAATTATACTCCATATTAATGTTGGAATTCCCCAATGAATTGTTAATAATATTGCTAATATTATTTGCAATAAAGTTTTAATATTTAACCATAAGTATTTAAAAAAAGGACCTAATATATATTTCATAATATACGTTTTTTAAGTAATTCATCTATTTTTTTTAAATTACCTGTAATTCCTAAAGCGAATAATATTATAAAAATAATTATAATATTAAAGGTAATAAAAGGATAAATATCTGAATTTTTAACAATAGTATCATTATATATAAATATTTCAAATTTTATTAATATAAATAATAATATTATAATTATAATATTATATATTATTGTATAACCTGTTATTTTCATAATATTTTTTGGTTTAAATATTTATTAATTGTTTCAAAGAAATATGTTTTAGTTTTTAAATAGTAAATAAAAAGAATAAACATAACTATTGTGATAATTCCATTTAAAAATGTCCAAGTCAGAGTATTATATGCACCATTTTCATCATTATTTATACCATATTTAAATGAATTAAACCATACCACATCTAAATAAATTAAAAAAACTATTAATATAAGTAATAATAAATGTTTTATTTTCATAATTGTTAATTTTAAGTTAATTAATCAACGATAGGGAGAACTGGGAAAGAATCATTTCACACATCCAGTTCTCGATAATATCGTCGCTACAATAGATAATTAAGCCTCTATATAAAGCTTTTAACGAGTCATTGGGACTTAATAGCTACAATTACCAAATACGTCGTTTATTTTAATTGATTATATATTATAAATATATAAAATAATTGTTATTTTACTTGCTTTTTTAATAAAAATGTTGTATATTTGTATTATACAAAATTAATCCAATATGATACATTCAAATTTAAATCATTTTAATTGTTCTGGTATTTATATTATTAGAAACTTATATAATAATAAAATATATATAGGTTCTGCTAAAAATATCAAACAAAGACTTCATGAACATAATAGTATGTTACGAAGAAATAAACATCATTCTAAATATTTACAAAATTCTTATAATTTACACAACGGTAAGTTTTTATTTTCAATACTTGAACAATGTAGTGTTGATAATTTAATTAAAAGAGAACAATATTGGTTAGATTATTATAATTCATATAATAAAAAATATGGATATAATAATGTTCCAAAAGCGTATAGTTCTTTAGGTAGAAAAGCATCTACTGAAACTAAATTAAAAATGTCTAATTCTCACAAAGGAATGAAAAAACCTTGGTCAAATATGAATCATCTTAAAAAATCTATTAAATGTGTTTTTAATGATAATTCTGAACAAGTTTTTAATTATATTGGAGAAGCTTCTACAATTTTAAATATTAATAGAAATACAATTAGTAGATTATTAATTAAACCAAATGAAAGAAAATCTAAATATCCTAAATTTTATTATATTTAAATGTGTGTTCTTCTGTTAATTCAATTGATTTCATATTAATCAAGTTTATCTTGTAAATAACAATAAATATCAAATGATTTATCAGAACCAATTAATATTACCAAAAATAAACCTAAAATATAAAATAACAATAAACCAATAATTGCGAGTAATCTTGTAATAATCTTCATTTTAATTCTTGTAGTTTACCAAAATTAGCTTTTAAACGTCTTAGATTAACTTCTGCTTCAGTTATTTTAATTTCCTCATCTTTAATATGATTTTCACTTAAATCAATTAACTCAAGTTTTAATTCTTCAACAATAATTAATCTTTGATGATCATCATAGTTATCAAATATATGTTTTGCAAGTCTTTTAGCTTCCATTGTTGCTAATTTACTTGTACCAGGTACATAAGCTACAAACTTATAGATTATGTACCGTTTAAAACGACGTAACATAGTTATTTATGTTAGTTTAACATTCATATTAAATGAACGACGTTTGTTTTTCATTGCAGAATCTACAAGATATGCTTGTAATTCTTGTTTGTTTTTAAACTTTTTTTCAGGTTTAGAAAAAGGTTTTTTAAAAGATTTATTACTGTTACTATTATTCGCAGTAATTTTTGGTGTATTTTGTGTATTCATAATGTTTTTAATTTATTTTAGTTAATTTTTTTCTAATATATAATCAGAATGTTCATTATTTTTACCTAATATAATGATAGATTTTACTACATATCCTTCTTTAAGTTTTTCATTTAATTCATCTAAATTATTTTTATCAAATTCCCATGAAAATACTCTAATTACTATTTGATTCATTTTGTAATTTTTTTAAAATTTTCATACCAATATGTTCTGGTTCAATTTTTTTTACTTTCGTAACTTCTGTCCATGATTTTGACGATTCATATCTAAAATCGTTTAATACAAAGTTCCAATAAAGGTCCCATAGATAACTAAAAAAAGGTTGTGTTAAATAACCTAATTTATTATATCTATTTTTAACTCTAGAAAATTCATCTTGTTGTACAAGACGTAAATGTTTGAATATTTCTTGTGATTCAATAGCTTTAATCATTGACATCACTTTTGTTCCTTTATATCCAGCTTTTTCAAGTTGAGATATAGATGATTGTTGTTTTTCCATAATGTTGTTAATTATTTAATTAATTATGATATTTAGAAACTGATTTCATAAAATAATCACCCGGTGTTGAATTTTTTGGTAATCTTTTAAATTTACCAGCAGAACTATTATCCAAAATTGGTTGAATAGTTTTTTTTAGTTTAGATTTTTTCATAATGTTGTTAGTTTTAGTTAATTTATTTGTTTTGTATTAAATAATTTTAAATCACCATATTCTATATAAAATAATTTATATTTATTTTTAACATGTCTATAATATCTATTTTGAAAATATTTAAAAGGTTCTTTGTATTCTTCACTTAATTCTCTAAAACATCTAAATAAATTATGAGGATTTGATTTGATTTTTTCAGCTATAATTTCATCCATTTTTAAATGATACTTTTGTTTTTTTATATCATTTCTATGAGTCATATGAATTTGTTTAATAACTTTAGAATCTATTTTATATTTTAAAGACAGTTTATTATATAATGCTTTAAATTCTTTACTTAAATCATAATTTTCAATATGTTTTAAAATTTGTTTTCGTATATGTAAAGATATTTGTTTTTTCATAATTAATTAAGTTTTAAACAATTATTTAAATCAATAGTATTCCAAATATGTACATAAGTAAATTCACCATTTGGAAACCATAATCTTAAGTATTTTGGATTATTCATAATATTTAATTGTTAGTTAATAATTTGTTAATGTTTTATAATATAAAATATTATATTATATAATTTGTGGAGGCGCCGAGAATCGAACTCGGGTCCAAATTGTTCATAAGAACAATAATTGTTACAGCTTAGTTATAGATTAACGTGTTTAACTACACATAGGTCAACTGATAAATCAGTGACTCCACCACTTCATTTAATCTAATGAAGAAATCTTTAAATAACTTAAAATTTAAGCAGCAGCTAAAACTCTACTAGTAGAGAAATAGTTAGCTTCTTCTTGTGAGTCATCACCTAAAAGGTTATGAACTACTTGCATGTTTGCTCTAATTTGAGCTGTTGTATTCTTGTCATTTCTTGTATTCACCTTAGTTTACAGTTATCTTTCTGGCTGTTTATTGTAGTTACATAACAACTGTCAAAACCAGTCGCCCCCTTGTTACATCTTTTGATTACTAGAGATGTCAACTAGATTATTATTACTTTTTTTCTTTAACTATTTTATCAACAGTTTTACGTTCACGTTTATTTAAACGTTTTACTTTCTCAGGATTTTTTTGAATAACATCTTTAATATGTTCAGATAATTGTCTAACACCTTCTGTTTCATGTGTAGGACATTTTTCAATAATATCTTTAACAATATTATTTTTTAATTTAATATTGTTTTTACCAACAATATCTATTGTTGTTTCTTTTTTAACAACATCTTCAAGACCATCTTGTGTTGTAAATTCTGAAGAATGTGGTGCACTAATTGCAGGATATATTTGCCATACAATTACTCCTAATAACACTAATATTATAATAATACTTGTCATCATAATGTTTTAATTTTAATTTTGTTAATAATTTGTTTTAAAATATTAATAGTGTGCATATACTTGTCTTTACACCACTAACTACCTCTATTAATATTTAATCCTTCTGTACTCAGATATAATAGTATATTAATCATCAATTCGAGAAGCAGGTGCCTGACCTTATAACTAAATAAGGACCTTTTATTATACCTGACACTTTATAGGCTTTCATATAACGTGATAAATACATTAATTACTTGTTATACATTATTATAACTGCTTGTCCTTAGGAAACAAGTTGTGGTACATTAAACCGACTATACGGTTTATATCATTGCATAACGATTTTTTACACCAATATGTTGCTATAAGTTTTGAATTTCACATATTATAAGATTTACTTTAATTAAATAATTAGCATATTCCAATGTTGAATAATCAGAGCACTGTTTGTTTATTTCTAAGAATAAGGACTTACAAAATCCCTGCTGTTATTTAATTTTTTCAAAGATTCATTAAATATATAATTAATATATTTAAACTCATAATAATTTATTTAATTTACTTTTATATATTTTACCATCTAATAAATATGTGTAAGTGTGAAAAACCCAAATAAAATGTTAATAATAATTTGATTCACATATTTATATTTACTGCTTACTATTATTCCACAGTAGATGTCGTGGTTTCTTTATAACAACCATTTAATAGTTGTAACCATCAGTATTTATTTGTACTTATGTAATGTTTAACCTTTTCAATAATTATATTATTATGTTAATGCTCACTATTTCTGAGTTGTAGCACGAGGATTTAAACCTCCATTTCTAGGTTACAAGTCTAGCAACATTATATAATTATTATTCAGTCAATAACCATTTAAGGTTTGTAGTATTTCTTATGTTAATACTTAGCACTTAAGCCCTATTTAATAATATTAATATGTAAGATATTACGTTTGTCAATCTTGTAGCTTACATCCTACTTAACATTTGACTGTATTTTAAAGATTTTCTTCAATCCATTTATGAATATCATGTGTAAAAACTCCATTACCACTTTGATAACATTATTATCTTTACTCTTTTAAACTGTTCCATGACATTTGTTTTTAAGATTGTTAGTTAAAAAATACAGGTGACATTCTAATCACCTGTATTGTACTTTTATATTATATTTTAACGATCGATAAGTTATAATATAAATCTGTGTTTCATATATACATCAAACATCTAAAGGAATACTAACTTTTGTTAAGTTTCTAAAGTTATAAATCTACGGCTAACTTTAAGTCTTTCCAGGACTAGAATATTTTATTTTGGAGTATTAAACCACCAACACATATTAATTCTTTGATTTTCTTTTAAAAAGAATAAAAATGATATTAAACCTCCTAATGTGATTGTTAAAAGATATGCTATCATAAATAGATATTCTATATATGTAGAATCTTTCCAATAAGAATGTTTAAATGATGTATACCATAATTTTAATGTACCATGATATAATCTCCAAGCTGTTATTAATCCAATTAATAACCAGATAATAATTAATGTTGTTTTCATAATATTTAATGTTTTAGTTAAGGTAATAAATGACCACAATTGATACATTTAGGGTTAGGTAAATTGTTATCTGATACACTTTTGTTACAAACACAATATAATAATTTAAATATATTTTTAATTGTTTTCATAATGATTTAATATTAGTTAATATAATCAGTCAACCCAGCATTACCTGTAATTGACTGACTAAAGTGTTGTTATTTAATTATAATAGGTCTATTTATACTATTAATAATCTTTTTACCTATTAATATTTTAATAGCTTCAGATAAACCATAATATCTAATATAATCTTGAATTATTATTTCTAATGGAAATTCAACGTTGTGTGTAACACCATAATGTTCAATAGAACTTTTACTTCTTGAATTATCAGTAAAGCTAATACCATATTTTTTACCTTCATTAGGTCCTTTTGTATTTTCTTTTTCAATAGCAATTAAAGGTCTATTTTTAATAGCACTATGTTTTATTGTTGTATTCATAATTTTGTTATTTAGTCAATTAATAATTTGTTTTAAAAATAATGCTTATAATAACTCCTGAATGTTGTAAATCAACGGAATAGAGATAACTTAGCATTGATGATATCAGATTTTAGATATACTTGGAATCTTATCAAGTTATTTTACCGTGCATAGCCACGCTGTTATACTATGTTTTCTTTTTGTATTATTATAACTTATAAACCCAACTTTAGTTATAATCTCTCATGAAGTTTGTAGCGTTAATCAACAACTAGCTAGATTGTTAATAATACTTGGAGTTAATATAAAAACAAATGAAGATATTCAACTTATTACTTTTATCAAGTAGCTTTGCTTGATTATTTGTTTATATAATGCATTTTACACCTAAAACTTTAATAGTTAGTTATTCTACAATTAGGGTTACGATAATATAAATTACGTAACCTAATCAACCTAATTATTCTATTAAAGAAACTGGTGTTCTCAATGTCTTGAAATGTTATTGAGTTTTTTAAATCAGTATCTTTGCAATACTTAATTTTAATATTTATTCATCTACAGGATTTAAATACACTGTATTCTCATTTGTAGATAATTGTAGTTGTCTAATACCATCTTGTGGTATATCTCTTTCAAGACCTTCCCATTTAAATTGAATAGTATTATCAAATTCAATATGTAGAATAGAATCTTTATCAATATACCCAATTATAGGTGTTGATTTGTTAATAAGTTTATATTCTTCAGGTAAATCAATTTTAGGTTGATTATGTAATGTAAATGAAATACCACCAATAATAAATCCTATTAGTAGTGATAAAATAAGTTGAAATATTTTCATAATGTTAAATTTGTTAGTTAGTTGTGTTAAAGAAATTTACTGAAATGTAATTTAATGAATTTTATATTTTTACGATATTGATTTTCATTAAATCTCCAATCATTTATATTATGATTTTTATAATAACCACAATATGATGTGGTAATTTTAATCCAATTATGATCTTTATCTAATATTTTTTTTGTAAATTGACTAAATATAGTCATATTAAATAGTCTTATTGTAATAAAATTGATAATGTTTACAAGTTTTTTCATTGTAATATTGTGATTAAATGTTAATAAAAAAGCTATTAGTGTTAAATAAAATGTTGATGTGATGGATTTGAGAGTTTTATTTGAATGGGTATAAACAAATAACCACATATTTACATCATTAATTATCCGTAACTAAAAACAATGTAAAACCATCACAATCAACAAATTATATATTGTAAAGTTACATAAAACCAACTATAATAGAAAAGCAAGTGTTCAAGTTCAAAGAAAACACTATAAACTATTATAGAAGGTTATTATGATAACTATTGTATTATGTGTCCTTCGGACACAATTATTTTTGAATATATATTAAGGTATAAATCAGTATTCTTGGAAGGATTTGAATCTTCATAGCGAAACGTAAACTGCTGTCTTACCTCTTAAACGACAAGAGATACTTTATTATATATATTAAGGTATAAATCACATGAGATGTAATCATATAGATCACACGTTAGTGTCAATACATGTAGAGTAAAAGAAAAAACACTCCGAAGAGTGTTTAGTTTAATTATGCTTCTGCTTTAATGGCAGGTTGCTCAGCGTCTTCATTTTGTTCAACTGTTTCACCTAACATTGCCAACAATTCATCATCAGTTGCATTAACAGATGTGCTAACTTCAAAGAATGCACGTTTACCGTCTTCAGTGTCAATTACAGTAGGAATTACAAACACTTCATCACCTTTAGTGACATTGTCTTTGACAACACCTTCACGGTTTAACAATGTACGTTGTGCCCAGGTAGACTTACCTTTCAAAGGTCCGTCCATAAATCTAACACCACATAACGCATAAGGAGCTTTATCTCCATTAGCACGTGTTTTAACTAATTCATTACCCTCTTTGTCTGTTGTAATAACAGTGGTAATTTGAGCTTTGAAAGATTTTACTTCGTTTGCCATGATAATATAAGAGATTATGAGAGTTAATGTCGATACATGACTATAATAACTCTCTGATTATACATTGATAGACACGATATGAAATGACATATCGGTATATCCCAAAATTTTGTTGAAGTCGGGGTATGATGTTGGCTTATGTTGCATTTACATTAATAAAAAAAACATTTTCAAAAAAAAATTTAAAAAAAATTTGGAATTGTCATTTATTTGTTGTATATTTGTATAAAATATGAATTATGGATGAAGAAAATGTACTTGAGATAGAAAATATATTAAAAAACATTAGTATAAAAGAATTTTGGCTAAGTGGTTTTAAAGAATTTGATTATTTTAATAAATCTAAAATAAAATATTTTAGTATTTACATACCAAATGACTTTTCATATTTAAAATACAAATCGTTTAATTATGAAAAAGCTATTAGGAGATAAAATATTTTAAAAATAATTACTAAAATATTTGGATTTGTCAAATAAATGTTGTATATTTGCAGTATTAAAATAAATAGCAACTAGTTTAGGATGTAGTTGCCTTCATTAATAGTGGACACGGCACTAACGTTTAGTTTGAAGGGGATGGGTTTTGAGAGGTATGACAACTTCTACAACACTGGCTAGCCGAGGTAATCAGATAGAAATCAATTCTACCTGGAAACCTCTCTATGCTTAATAATTAAATAATATATATAAACTATAATATACGTTATAGTTATAGGAAACTTATATTTAATAATAAAGTAGTCTGAACAGTCTGAAAAAGACAGGGCTAAATTGCAATTACTTTTATTACAACCCACTTTAACTTATGTTTTAGTGGGTTTTTTTATGTCTTTAAAATTATTTTTACTATTTTTTAAAAATAATTGCAAAAAAACTTGCATATGTGAAATATTTTTTGTATCTTTGTAGTAGATTTAAAATTAATAGATAATGACATATCAAAAATGGTTTAAAGAAATACAATGGTTAAAAGATAAAGTTATCTTACCTAATAACAAATCAATTAGTAAATCAGATTACATTACTTCTAAAGGATTTAATATAGATGGTTTTAATAAGATGTTATTTCAAGAATATAATAAACAATATCCAGTAAATGATGGAAGAAGATATAAAAAATAAACTACAACTTCCAATGAAATGTGGTTTAAATAGAAAACATCATTATTTTTATGTAATATGTTGGAATAAAATAAATGAATTAATAATAACAGAATATAATGATAGAAAATATACACGATAGAATAAGACAAGACTTAATAATAAACAGTAAAGATTTATTTAACTTATATCATTATTATACACATAAGTGGAGAAGTAATGATAGACTTCTTGATATTAATGTAGGGTTATTTAGAGATGATAAACAAAGACTTACTGCTCAAATATATGTAGCAGATAAGAATACTAAGATAAGAGAACAACTGTTTTTAAATGAAAGTTTAGTAGTTGTTGATAATGATTTAATAATTAAAAGATATAATTAATGGAAGATATAATTTTATATAAAAAACAAACACATAGTTTAAATACACTTAATGGTGTTTTAAACGAAGATAATTTACAATTTGCTAAACGTACAATGTTATTTGATATTATTAGAGAACATACAGATTTAGTTAAAACTAAACAAGGTTATCCTAACAACGATATTTCAGATGTAGAAATGGAAATAGATTGTGTAGTAATGAGTAGAAAAAGATATAACAAGTTAGTTAACTTTGAAAATAAAGGATTGTTTGTCGATAAAAAAGAATATTTAAAATTTCCTAAACTAGAACCATAATGAAAGAATATTGGACTTATAGTACAGAATTTGAACAAGTAGAAGAAATTGCTACTTTGTTTAATACAATTGAAGAAGCTGAACAAGATGCTTTAAAAAGATATTTAGAACAAGGGTGTGATGAAGAAGACTG